AAATATTTACGATTTTTCCTTTGAAGACTATCAAAATAAGGAATAGCAAATTCTTCACTATTCCATTCCAAAACATTCACATTATTATCTGCCCATCGAAACAATTTTAATTCTAAACCAGATCGAAAAATTATATTATCCAATTTACCAATATATTTGGAAGGATTTTTGGGAGCATAAAATCCTTGTTTAAATCTCGAATCTTTTTTTAAAGGTAGATTACCCATTACTGTATCATTGGCTCTTCGACAATAACTTCTGATTCAATGACATCTAATACTGGTGGCTCTAGAACTGGATTTAGATCTATGATAATCTCTGGTTCAGGTGTCGCCACTACGGGTATGTTATAAGTAAAACATTCTCCATCAAAACCATATCCTTCTGGCATTGCAACAGGCACACGCACAGTGTGTTTTGTTTTCGCCATTTGATAATTAAGAGCAGTTCCAATTTCTGTATTGGAAGCGAATCGTGCTAATGTTTTACTCACGTTTTCATTTAAAGATGCGATGATAACTTCAGGTTGTCTGCCCCAAAACAATCTATAGCATTCCTCTAAGGTTATTACAGCGTGGTAAATGCCTTTGATTGCTCGTTGTGTTAGGAATTTTTCATATTCCTGCGATGTCATTTCTTCGTCTATTTGTTCGTTCATATGTTTATAGTGAATTCTTTCTTTAAATTTATTTATAGTATTAGCGTGGGCATATTGTTATGTGGACATCACAGTTTCCAAGTTATTCGATTATGAAAATTAAGTTTGTTTAGGGTTGTAATATTGCAAAATAAGTTACTCATGTCATCGTAAAAATCCTGCATTTTCAAATCGAAGATAGTCAAAAAAGATAGCTCTTTGTGCATTGGTTTTAGTTGTAACCTCTACACTTGGACACATACCAACGCTCGCTGCGGTCGGTCGCGATCCATGTGTCACCACTCCGCTATATAACGTAGTCCAAGTAGTATTATTAAAATCAGCTTCCTCAATTAAAACGCTCGATGTAGTATTTGTTAATTGAGTCATTGTGAATTTGTAGCGTTTACCACTCAAAAAATTACCATTTTGAGGTGCAGCGGTCGATGCTGGCAACGTAGCATAATTACTGCCCCCATGGCGAAACGTGAATAATCCACCATCTAGTCCACTACGATATGCAAGTCCAAAATTACCAATTCCCACCCATGTAAATCCAACAAACATCTCACAGTCGGTGATGTCTTGGATTGTGAAAATTGACTGAAATGTAGTTCCAATCGCCTTAACCCCTCCAGCAATACGGACAAATCCCCTGTAAAAATTTCCAGAGGGTGGATTCGTAATAACGCGATAGACCCCATAAGCTAAATTGCCAGCATTATCGCTATCACCAACGCTGCCACCTGCTCCCGATTGTGTCACGGTATACCCATATCGACCATCACAATCATCAAAAAATGACATAAGGGGACTTGATAAAAGTGAATTAGAAAATACCTTTGATTGCAATTCTGCTGGTGACAGCGTTGTAAATGATGCTAGTCCCAACGCTGTCCTATGTGCATCTGCCGCTGCTGCACCGTAAGTGTAAGTAGTAGCGTTAAATGTCACTGCCGTACCAAATGTCGCAGAGTTGATCGTTGGAGATGTCGCAAAAACTAGCGATCCACTTCCTGTTTCATTTGTCACCGCCGCTAGTAAATTTGCACTTGTGGGAGTAGCTAAAAATGTCGCTACGTTTGTTCCAAGTCCACTAATACCAGTCGCAATCGGTAATCCTGTTGCGTTCGTGAGTGTGATACTGGCAGGAGTATTTAGAATGCTATTAGAAGGAAGAGTCACTGCTGGAGTGAACACAACACTTGCGCCAGCATTAAGATTTGCTAATGCTGCTCCAGTTTCTAGGGATCTTGATGTGATTTTAGTTGTTGCCATATTTTATTTATAATAATTAACTTAGTTCTGTAATTTCCATATAACTGTTAGCGTTCAATCCTGCTGTTTCTACACCAGCAGGAACTCTCGCCCCCCACATTACAGTTACGTTACCTGACGCTGTTGGTGTTAAAATCACCTCGCTGATTGTGCTTAGGTTTTGCCCGTTTTGGTTGACTGAGTTCGTGAGCGATGTTATGGTGCTTGGAGTGAGTGTTGAGTTGCCTCCTCCGTTGGTAAAATGCCCAACGGTTTCTGCGCCAGTTGCAGTAATTCCAGGGTGATCGATGCGCAAAACCATGCCGACAGTCGCGGTTGAATTTTTGGTTAGCGAATGAACTTTAATGCGATAAGTTACCCCGCTGACGACTGGCAAAACTAGCGTGTCATCCGCCAAGACTGTCCCGCTTGTTCGCGTTGCAAGCGTTGTTCGCATGACTCTTCGCGTTCCAAGAGAGGTGTTTAGTGCTGTCGCTGCACCTGATGTACTAAAAGTAGTAGACCCACTTATTACGGCATTGGTCAGTGTAGGCGCAGAAATGCTCAATCCACTTGCTAATTTTGCACTTGTCACACTCCCGTCTGAAGGAATCATATCAAGCACTTGGACAGTATTTGTAGGAGATACCACAACTGCTTTTGCTCCACTTGCTAATGGAGAAGTAAAGGTAATGTTTCCGCTGCCAACAGAGTAATCTACAGATGGTTCTTGTAGCGCACCATCAATAGCGACAATGAGCGCAGAGGGGTTTGTAAGACTCCCCGCTCCACTGATCGCAAAAGATGATAACACGCCGTTACCAGATAGTGTTGTGCGAGTGGGAGTTACAACTGTGGCAACTCTATTACCATTTGAATAGATATCACCAGCAGAAAGCTTCCCAACAATAGTCAAATCACCATTCATCGTGCCACCATCTTGGTATTGAGTGGCATTCGTCCCTCCACCAGAAGCATAAACCGCTACATATTTTCTTAAATCAGTTTTATAATTTTCAAATTTATCGTGAATTTTTTTATTCCAATCCTTTTCAATGGAGTCCCATTCTTTAACAATTGGTTTCCCTGTTTTAGATTCTAAAATATATTCAATTGGCTTTTCATTTTTGATTTTACGAATCTCAGAAAGTAATCCATTTCTACTTTCTTGAATAAGATTTTGAAAATATTTTCTCGCTTCATCTGTAATATCTAATGTTTCTTCCTTTACTAAGGATAACTTTTCATCGAAATATTGTGTGATTTCTTGTTCTGTTTCTGAGATTTTATTATCAAATTTCTCAGAAATCTCTAAAATTTTCTTATCGACATTTCCTACACGAGAGAGGGCTTTTTGGACACCTTTGTTCAAGGAATTATTAAGTTCAATATTGGCATCACGAATTGCATCCAATTCCTTATTAACACTTTCAATTAAAGAAACATCAGCTTTTTCATCCAATTTATCGTTGAGATTTTTATCAATTTCTGATACCTTTTCAACAATTTCTTCAGCAATATCTTTTAATTCTTTATCAACTTTCGGGTTGATATTTCTTTCATATAATTCTTTGACTAATTGTTTGACAGACTTATCAATCAACTTAGAAGAATTTTCAAAGTTCTTTCCAAGAGATTCATTTAGATTGTCAGCAATATCTTGAATTTTAAGATCAATGCTTTCACGAATCTCATCAAATTTATAATCATTATCTGAAATTAATTCATTTTTAATTTTTCCAGAAATGATAGTAAATTCATCTACAAGATTTTCTCTTGCTGATTCCAAATATCCCTTGAGAGCTTTTTCCTTTTTCCTACTCTCATTCTTAATATCTTGAATATTTTTTGCTTTATTATGTTCCAAAATTTCAAGAGATTTTTTTACAGCATTTCTCTTTACTCTTTTTATTTCTTCAAGAATTTCTTGTTTTTTATCTTCGACAATTTCAGAATTATCGAAAGTTTCTTTGATAAGCTCTTTAACTTCTAAATCTTCATCTCCTTCATTCTCAATATTTGATTCAAAGATTTCAACTGGTTCGCTTTGCGAATTAAAATAAATTTCTTGTTTTCCTTTGAGAAGTAAGAAAGGATATTGTGCTTTCTCGTTTCCTTCCTCCACAAGAATAGATACGATTGGATTTCCGTTTTCTTCGGAAATCTTTTCTGCCACATATTTTTTTTCGTTTATCTGCACCTCGAAAACACCGAAAAAGACTTCTTGAAAATCTTTAACTTGAAGGATGTTCAGAGGAGAGTTAGACGAGGTAACTTTTACCTCTTCGCTAAACAATCTCATCTTTTATATTTAGTCAAATGATTATTATGTCAATTATAATTATTAAAAAACAGAGAAAGACACTGGATCGAAATCTCCGTATCCACCTTCAATTAAGAATTGTTCCAATTCTTTTTTCTCTGCAACACCTTCTGACAAAATGGAATCACCATTGATAGAACCACCACCAGGAAGCGTAACTCCGTTTATCTTGGTTAAGATTCTTCCCCACATAACTTTACATAAAGCAGTGGAATAGTCCAATACCCATTTTTCTTTTACCAAATCTTTAAGCGGTTTTTCCACATAACATTCCAATAAACCATAGAATGTGGTGTTTTTTGGTTGTGGTATCAAGCGTAAATATTGTGTTCTAGGATTAAAATAAATATCTCTTCTTGTGGCAAACATTTTTTCTCTGGTATCAATCCAATCTTTGACAGTATGCCAAGAAAGAATATCAAAACCATAATTCCCAAGAGAATATGCGTGATATGATTGTTGTGCCATGGTTTGTTCCACGGAGAACAATGTATTCACACCAGTAGTAGAACCTTCTTCAAACGATACGACATCAACAACTTTTCGATAATCCATGATATCATAATCAAACATATTGTTGTATGTGCGAACATCTTCTCGTGGTTCACATTGAACAGTGAAAGGTTTTTGATAAGATTGTTGAAACAAAGAACTCAAAGAAGGTCTGAACGTGGTGAATAAATTATAAGTGGTTTTATCAATAATTTGCATGGATGTAATACCATCGGATGGAACTACAGCACTCAAAGAGGAAGAAGAAGCAAAATAAGAATTTGGTATGGTGGATAAGGAAACATACAACACATCAGGAATTTTCACTTCATAATCAGGATTAGGTCCGATTTTCCTATCATTCAATTTTTCTGATGGTGTATATCCAGAATTTGCCACAGTGAAAAGAGTATCCAATCTGATTCCTTTGCCACTTTCATATAAGTTACTATCAAAAATTACATATTCTTTTGAATATCCAGCGTATTTTGTATAAAAATCCGTTGCCATTGAAATTGCTTCATAAAGTTGGTCATAATGCAATTCAACATTGATCATTGGATGTCCCAATAGTCTC